ATGACGATCACTTCACTTGAGCCGCTCGAGCTACCGATGCCCGAGCCGGATGACGAGGTCGACGTCGACCCGTATCCCGAATACAGCAGCCGCGACGAGTTCGAGCGCGCGCAGTGGTTCGGCGAACGCGCTAAGCGTCCCGAGCCGATCTACGACAAGACTCTCGAAGACTTCTACGCCATCGGCGACGACGGCGAAATCCCTTTCTAAGGAAACGCAATGAGCTACGCGACCCTGGTACTTGGAGAGAGCGGAACAGGCAAAACCTGTTCGCTCCGCAACCTCGACCCAAAAAACACACTTCTGATCCAGCCGGTGCGCAAGCCGCTCCCCTTCCGCTCCACTGGGTGGAAGGATATCAAGCAGAAGGGCGATGGGAACAACATCCTCGTCTGCTCGAACCCGCAGGCAATCATCAATTGCATGCACGCGAGCCCGTTCGACGTGATCGTCGTGGACGACTGGCAGTACATCCTCGCATCGATGTACATGGCTGCACGCAACGTGAAGGGGTTCGACAAGTTCACAGAGATCGGCGGGGCCGGATTCGACATTGCCAAGGCCGCCTCCGAGCTCGGTGAAAACAAGCGCGTCTACGTCCTCGCTCACACGACCTCTGATGAGTTCGGCAACACCCGTATCAAGACATTGGGGAAATTATTAGACGACAAGATCGTTGTCGAGGGCATGTTCACCACAGTCCTTCGGACGCACGTCGAGAACGGACGCTATCTCTTCTCAACTCAGAACTCAGGCTCTGACACAGTCAAATCGCCGATGGGAATGTTCTCGGAGCAGTACATAGAGAACGACCTCGCGGCAATCGACCGCGTCATCTGCGACTACTACGGCATTACTAACGAAAAGGAAAACGAAGAATGATCACTACCTTCACCATGAACCGCAAGTCCGCGGAAAAGGTTGCCGGCTTCAACGGCATCGACAAGTCCGGCAAGTACGTCGGCACCCTCACACAGGTCGAAGTCGCCGAAAGCAAGGCGGGCGCGACTTACGTCGAGTTCGCCTTCAAGGCGCTTCGCTGGATCGAGTGCGGAGAGACCGCCGAAGAGCGCGGCGAGAAGATGGCTTTCATCAAGCTCTACGTCTCCAGCCGCACGGGCGATCGCACCTTCGGGGCCGACATCATGGACGCGCTGCTTGCCGTGCTCAAGCTCGATAAGGTTGAGGCTACGCAAGCGCAGGTCTTTAACCGCGACGGCACGAAGCGACCGGGCTATCGCATCGGCGCGCTCGAGGGCCAGACCATCGGCCTGCTCCTCCAGCGTGAGAACCGCGAGTATGAGCACGAAGGCCAGATCAAGACGACCTACCAGATGAACATCATCACGCCGTTCCATCAGGTTACTGGACAGAACGCAAAGGAAGTCCTGAACAACCTCGAGGCCAAGGCAGTCGAGGCTAAGTTCAAGAACCTGAAGGACAAGGAAGCCAAGCCCGTCACGCCATCGGCTCCGGTTGCGCACCCCTACGACGACGCTCCGCTTGACGACAACCCGTTCTGACCATTTTCGTGACGCCACGAAAATGCCCCCGAATCGGCAATGAATCGAGGGCATGGAATTGGCTCCCCTCTCAGGAGTTGCACCTGAGTCCGCAACGGACTGACGTCTAGGTTCCGAGGCGGTTTTTGGCTCTTAGGGGCGGGTAACTCGGCGGGTTGCGCGTCAATCGAGAGGCGTGCCGAGTGTTGTTGCGTGGAGTTTAGCACTTCACTGGCTCACAATCATCGCCATAGCATCTTTGTCTATCGCAGTCCGCTCAGAAAGGTCGACACCTCGTCGAACCAGGCCTGCGCCTCTGCCGAGTAGGTCCGCGCATCTGGCAAGCTGCTCTCTGCAAGACTTGCAGGAATCCGGACCGGCTCCGGACAGTCGACGGCGGGCGGCGTCGGCCTCGAGGCGCACCCTGTCAAGGTCGCCAGACAAGTCACTAGCGCGAGCCAGTGCGGCATCGCGCACCTCCCACGCTTCAACCAGGCTCTGTGCATAGGTTCTCTCCTTCTCCCTGTACTTGATCTCGAGCGACTGCGCGCGGGTAGCGTAGTCCTCGCGCAAGGCGGCAATGTCTTCGCCGTACAGCGCGGCGGCATACTGGTAGCCCGCGACGAAGATCCCGACGACTGCGGCTACAGAACCCGCCGCCTTCATCCAAGAAGTCATCTCATTTCCTCATCATTTCAACGCGTCACGCCACGCCCTGACTGCCTTCGCCATTCCCCACGCAATCGCTACGCCCCCGAGCGCCAAGAAAACGACGTACATCCCGACAGCCTGCCACGTCAGTTCCTCTTCCATCATCAACTCTCCAAGCCGCAATGCGGCAATCAAATTTGGTAAAATGTCTCCCATAGACACCTTTCGCGTTTTGGGTCTTATGAGCCGTTCGGTCGCCACAACCGAGCGGCTTTTTCACTTCTGTGGCGTCTAGCTCACAGCTTCCATCCCTTCACGGGATTCAGGTAGATCCCGACGTACTGAGCACACTTGTCACGGGATCCCCACAGCTTCCAACCCACGTTGATCCGCACACAGCACGGCCTGCCGAGCAACCTGTAGTGCTTGATGTAGTACAGCTGGAACGCGATGAGCTTCCCATCGCGGCGGCAACGCCTGCGGCACGTGCCTGACACGCCGTTCGTGTCGGAGGCGTCCTCGTTGCCTCGAACTTCCCAGTCGTCAGTCGGATAGACGCGAACGCCGAGAACATCGATGTCGAAGCCGTAGCAAACGTTGCGCAGAAGCCACGCAAGGCGGCGCTTGTACGTCGACCAAGGATCAGTGCCCGGCCATCGCTCCCAATGGCCCGCATCCCCATCCGCGTCGTTGTCGTCAGTAGCAAACCACGACAGCCACCTCGGCAGACGATGCGTTTCCTTGTCCACGAAGAAGGGCAGGATGGGCGCGAGAAGGCGGCCAATGATTGCCATAAAAAACGACGCGGGCATGAGTGCCAACCACTTCAGATAAATCATCGTCTAGGCCTCCGAAAGAAAGAGCTTTGCCTCGGCGCGGCGGCGCTCGGTCAGCCCCGCGAGCACCTTGCCGCCTGCCCGGTTGATATCGAGAAATTCGTGAGCACACGCCTCCGCATCTCCAGCATTGAGTGCACGCATGAGGCGCGAACACTGGTGAACGACGTAGCTCACGCCCACGTTAAAAGCCAGACTCACCAATGCCACGAACTGCCCTTCAGTCACGTGAACATTGACGAAAGGCGCAAGCCCTCGCTTGACCTCCTCGACGTCCTGTCGTAGCAGCTCCCTCGCCTGCTCGTAGGTGATCTCGTCATGCTCCGTCACGTCCTTCGTGTGACCGACGCCGATTGTCCAAATGTCGGCGGGGCACTTGTACGCCTGCAGGCGGCAGCCCTCCCAAGCCTCGATGAAGTCCATCGCGACTTCCGCCGAATACTCGCCAAAATTCTTCACTTCAGATCCTCCTTATCCAGACCAAGGCGCTTCTGCAGAACGACCTCAAGAAGACGGATCACCCGCGTGCCGCCCCACCCAGCCATGCCGCTCAAGGCCCCACACAACTGCGGCGGAAACCCTTCGTAAAAAAGCACCTCGTAGCTGATCAGCCCGCATACAGCACTGATCGCTCCATGAAGCAAAAACTCTCGCCATGTGAAAACCTTTCCTTCCTGTACCTTCAGCAGGTACGAAAGCCAACCGCAGATCGCCGCAAAACCAGTTGCAGCGGCCAGAAGCTGCCCGTTACTCAAATCTCTGTATGGCATGCAACCTCCCGCATGCCTTGAGTCTCTGACGAGACTTCAAGCACACACGCACAAAAAAATCCCCCGAGGGATATCCTCAGGGGAGTCGATGTTGGTTTAGGGACGCGAAGCTCAAAGAAAAGAAAAACCCCGCAGTTCTCAGAAAAAGGCCGCGCAAACATAGCCGACGACCGCGCCAATCAAAAGCCCAACCGGGCCCCAGAAGAGGCGCGTCTTGCGACGCGTCTCCACATCGAGCAGAGCCTTCTGGGCCTCAACCTTGGCGATGAGCTCGTCCGTCACTTCCTCGACCTTGACGC